ATAAATANTAAATATAATATACTCACCCACAACAACAGATATTTTTTGATAATCAAATGGTAGGAGATACAGCTAAAGTATTTATTAAAACTATATTTCCTAATAATATAGAAATAGAAAAAGAATTTAAAATTATATTCGAATGAGTCTAGATAAAATTACAATTCAAGAAGCTAAACAGTTTATCCCATTAAGGGAAAACTATGGAAACACGGATTTAGAATATGCTAAATATTTTACCCTAACACCTAGCGCAAAAGGGGATGGATGGGAAAATGTAACGTATTATACCGATAAAAAATATGGGTTATATGCGGATAAAGGTAATGGGGATCAATGGGTATATGTATTATCAAACCCCACACAACCTGGGTTATTAAAAATAGGATATACAAAAAACTCACCTGAAAAACGAGCTAAACAAATATCTTCCGCTACTGGTGTTGCTTTACCTTACAAAGTAGAATGGGCTTACCAATGTTTTAATGGGGAAATGGTTGAAAGAGAAGTACATCATAAATTAAAGGCACAACGTATCAATAGTAGTAAAGAATTTTTTCAAATTAGTTTGGAAGAGGCAAAAGAAACAATTAACTTAATAGGTAATAAATTTAAATAATATGTCAAAACAAGAAGAATTAGACCAACAAAAAACAGAATTAATTAATGATTTAGTAGCTACATCAACTGTAATGGAAGAAGTGTGGAGATACCACCCAGATAATCCAGAAAAAAAAGATGTTATTAAAGAATATGAAATATTAAAGCAAATCCAAAAAGATATTGAATCTGAATTAGCGGATCTAGATAAATAGTACATATTTATAATAAATTAAGTATGATAAATAAAGATAAAATATTCCAATTATTTGTTGATGGGAAAGAAATTTCGGATGATAAAACTAAATCTGAAATTAAGGATTTTATGAACGGTCCTTTTGCTAAAATAGGAATGTTTGTCAAATTAATTCAAAACCACCATGTATTTCATCTTAAATTAGAAAAATTTTTAAAAAAAGAACAACCTAATTATAATGTAGAATCTACAAAAGAGGCATCTGAATTTACTGTATATAATAGGGCATGGTCCTATATTCAAAATATAAATTTAGATAACCATGATGATGTTAATGCTATAATAAATTTTGATAATAAAATATTTTCTAAAGCTTTAAGTAGTGCAATTCAATTTTTTGAACAATATGAAGAATATGAAAAATGTGCACACCTCCATATAATAAGAGAAGTAGTTAAGAAAATTTAAAAAATAATTAGGATACACAAAAAATCCCTCGTACATTGGTATTACAGGTTTGTAGGAAAATGGAATAAGAAGGGGTTGGAAATAAAGGCAACAAATGGGTATAATGAAATACCTTATTAAATATAATAAAGTTATGAGAAATAGAGAATTAATTAACAGGAGATTAGAACAATTAGACCATACTCTAATTAACCTCCAGCGTATTGTAAATACACAAGAACCAGCTTCAACCTATAAAGAAGGTATTGAAAAAGGACAACAAATTGTTGATGAATTAAAAACAATGATTGAAAGAGAACCTCGTTCACATTCAGAACAAAATAGTTCAGTTAGATANAGTGGGTAGATTNAACCAACTAATAAATGCTTTTGGTAATATACCCGCAATATATGAGGGTGTAAAAAACAAAATCTTTAAAAAAGAAGATGTTGAACATATAGCAGCTATTAGATGGGGTATTTGTACAAAGTGTAATTTATTTGATACTAAAGGTACCCATTGTGCAGTCCCCGGTACTCAACCTTGCTGTTCCGATTGTGGTTGTATTCTTACATTAAAGGTTAGATCTTTATCAGCACACTGTCCTAAAAATAAATGGGCATCTTTTATGTCTAAAGAATTAGAAACAGAATTAAATAATAGTTTAAAATAAAAGTTATGAAATTATCAGCAGAACAAATCCAAGCAAATTGGATTGAATTCAACACTAACATTGAGACATTTATTACTGGAGATCGTAAACAACGTTTACTTGATTTTTATAGTAAATATGAGGACCGTATTATTCTAATGCCAGCGGCGCATAAGAAAGAATACCACTCAGCATTCCCAGGTGGTTATGTAGATCACGTTAATAGAGTTGTAAAAGCAGCATTATCCATGTCCGCTGTATGGGAAGGGTTTGGTTGTAATATGACGACATTTACCCAGGAAGAATTGGTATTTTCNGCGATTAACCATGANCTAGGTAAAATGGGTTCTGATACTGAAGAAGCATATGTCCCTCAGACAGATAATTGGAGACGTGATAAATTAGGTGAAGATTATATGTTTAATAAGGCATTACCATTTTCATCTGTCCCAGATCGTGGNTTATTTTTACTTCAACAACACGATATTAAATATACTTTTAATGAAATGCTTGCTATCCAGACACATGATGGTTTATATGACGCAGCAAATGAGAAATATTTAAAAGCATTCATGCCAGAACAAAAACCTCGCACATCTCTTCCATTTATTCTGCACCAAGCTGATATGATGGCAGCACGTATTGAATTTGAAATAGAATGGTTACCAAAGTTCTCTAAAAATAGCGTGGCGGCGCCAAAGAAAAATTATACATTATCCGGCAATATAAAATCATCCAAAGCTAAGGCACTAAATAGTGTTGCAAGTACAGGATTAAAAAATATGTTAGATAGTTTATGATTTTAGGAACCATTATTACAATATTAATTTTATTAGTCGGTATCTTTGGATATACGACTTTTAACCTTTTACGTAAAAATGAAAAAGCAGAAGATATTTTATTATCTCAACAAGAATTTATAGACAAATTAACTACACAAATTAACTACTCAGAAAAGAAATTAGAACAAATTGATAACAAGGGGTTATTTAAAAGTGATGATGAAATAGGTTGGTTTTTTAATGAAATAAAGGTTTTACAGAACAAATTATCTCAATTTAAACCTAATTTCTAAATAATGATAAAGAAAAGAAGAAAAAAGAGTAAAAATTACTTTACTCAAGAGACAGAGGACTATATTGTAAAATATAATAATACTAAAGATTCAAAAAAAAGAAGTAGAATATATGAAACTCATATACACTATCCCTTTTTTAAACTTACTCAAAATATAATCCATACTTTTAAATTTTATCATACAGAAGTAGAAAATTTAGAACACCTACAACACGAAATAATTACATTTCTTTTATCTAAAATGCATTTATTTGACCCCGGTAGAGGGGCAAAAGCCTATTCTTATTTCGGGACCATAGTTAAACGTTGGTTAATTTTATATAATACTAAAAATTATAAGAAAAAAATTAATAAAGTAGGGGTTGAAGTATTAATTAGTGAAAATTCTAAACATACTTACAGCCAAGGAGATGAAAAAATAAAAAGTGATTTAGATAAATATGTAGATATTTTTGTTGATTATACATCCGAAAATATATATAATTTATTCCCTAAAAAAAATGATGCCCAAATAGCGGATGCAATTTTAGAATTATTTCGTAAAAGAGAAGACCTAGAAGTTTTTAATAAAAAAGCCCTTTATATCTATATAAGAGAAATGGTAGATGTAAAAACTCCAAAAATTACTAAAATAGCTGATAAGTTGCATGCAATTTTTAAATCTCAATATATTTTCTTTTTAGAAAATGGTTACGCTAAATTCTAAATCTTTTTTATATCCATATTTATAATAAAACATTATGGGATCATTAGACAATATTGTATTTAAGAAAAAGAAGTTTTCGGATATACTTAGCGAAATATACGACAATCAAAAGAAAAAAGAATCACAAATATCAGGTTTAATTTCCGAATTAAAACCTCTTATAAATGATATAGGTGATGCTACTTTGATTGTACCACTTATTAAAGAATACATGGAAATTGGCGTTCGTAACGATGAACAATTAATTAAAATGGCTACTATAATACAGCGTGCGCTTAATAATAGTGGTGGCGAAGAATCAATGGGTATAACAGAAGAAGAAAAACAACAATTAATGGAAGAGTTAGATAAACTTAATACTAATTTCGAAGAGAAAAAAGATGGCGCATAAATATGGATTTGCTTCTGTTAACTCTCAACTAAATGCTGGTAGAGACAACCAATCAGAAACACAAAAACAATTAGATACTTTAGAGTCTAATATGATGTCAGTTAGAGTAACTGATATTATTTTAGATGATCAACATCCTGATTTTGAAACATATGGTCAATGGGCATCTGTTGGGACTATATTTTTTGAAGCTGTAGAAGGTTCACCTGATTTAGCCTCAAAAATACCTAATGTAGCATCCCCATTACTACCTTATATGAAAAACTACCCATTAGTAAATGAGTTAGTTTTATTATTCTTTGTTCCTGATAATAATGTAAATTTAAATAGTAATACTAAAAAATATTTTTATATAAATCCAATTTCTATTTGGAATCATCCCCATTTAAATGCTTACCCTAATTTAAATCAAACAGCAAAAGTTCAACCTTCACAACAAAAAAGCTATCAAGCAATAGAACAAGGCCAAACACGAAAATCATCTAATGAACAAGTAGAATATGAATATAATTCTCCTTTAGTTGGGGGTACTTTTATTGAAAGATCAAATATCCACCCTTTATTAGCTTTTGCAGGTGATATTATTACTGAAGGTAGATGGGGGAACAGTGTAAGACTTGGGAGTACTGCTAAAACTGATAGTATATTATATAATAATAATTGGTCCAATACTGGAGAAAATGGTAATCCTATTACTATAATTAGAAATGGACAACCTACAGATGCTAGTGAAGAAGGATATTTACCTATTATAGAAGATATAAATAAAGATTT